ATGAAAAAAGAAATCAGGGAAGTGAAAGACGGGATAGTGCAAATTACCACAGTCGATGAGAGGTGGTATGTGAAAGCAGTCAAGGACGATGAAGGAATACCCAAAGTGGTATTTGTTCCATCAGTCACTTGGATTGCTGGTCACTATCCAAAAGGAATTGCATTTTACAAATGGCTTGCAGGCAAAGGTTGGGATGAGGCGGAAACCTTGAAACAATCAGCAGGCGATAAAGGATCAAGAGTCCATAAGGCAATTGAGGATTTAATCAATGGTCATGAACTCAGGCTTGACGCTCAATTTGACGGAGTTGAAGGAAAAGTCGAGGAATTGTCGGCAGATGAATATGCATGCGCTATGTCTTTTGTGCAATGGTTTGAATCAGTCAGGCCTGAAATCATTACAGCAGAAACAACTATTTTTTCCGAGAAAAATAATTTTGCTGGCACGATAGATTTCATCTGCAAAATTGGAGATGAAAAATGGATTGTTGATTTTAAAACTTCGCAATACATTTGGCCAGAATATGAACTTCAATTATCAGCTTACAAAAAAGCAATGGAGGATCTAACTGGCGAGAAGTACAAGATTGCAATTCTGCAGATTGGCTATAAGCGCAATCACAAGGAGTACAAATTTACGGAGCTGGAGGATAAATTCAATTTGTTTTTATCTGCACAAACTATTTGGCTCAATGAAACATCAGGGCAGAAGCCGTTGCAGAAGGATTATCCTATCAAGCTCAAGTTGGATCTTGAAAAGAAGGCAGGGGATGATAAAAAAGAAACTGCACCAAAAAAGCCAAAGAGGCGAGCGAGAAAATCTTAATCAATCATTAATTCAAACTTATGGATCTTAATAAAGAATTGGAGATCGCATTGGGACTGAGAAGCGGAGAATTTAAATCATACAAAACGCTCAGGGTCGACAATGGCGATGACAAAAAAGGCACAAACAAAACGGGAGAATTTGTTTGCAAAACAAAAGATGAAAACGGCGCATTTGTCCGTGAGCAATTCGGCAAGGAAGTGAGAGGTATTGTTTTGCTCAGTCGGGCAAGGGTAAGCTCAAAATTCAAAAAGGATGTCGAGGGATGGATATCTGCCGAGTTTAATCCGTCAGATCCTAATGAGGTCATTCAGGTCTACAAGAAGAAAAACATTGTTTGGAAGGGCAACTATAAAAGCCTGAAGGCGATGTTTTCGATCAAGGAGGCTGATGGCACAACAAGCAATAATTTCAATTATCGCACCATTCTCTATGTTGCTTTGGCTGACGATATTGTAAAGCTTGAACTCATGGGAAAATCTCAGTCTGAATGGTTCCAATATGGAGCTTCAATCAATAATGAATTCAGTTTGCTGGGATGCGAGACAGTGATGCAAATCAATGAGGATCCTGAAAGTGAAACTTATCACGCGACATTTTCAAAGGGCAAGGATGTTGATTATGTCTATTACCTGAAAAAGGCGAGAGGCATCTTGGGATCATTCAAGAATGCGCCACAGCTTGAGGCTCCGAAAGATACAAAAGAATTAGGCGCTGGATATGAAGATATTCCGACAGTGGGCGGTGATGATGAAGTGAATCTTGAGGATGTTCCGTTTTAAAAACAAAATAGCGATGGTGGGCTTATGATGCAACTGCCCATCATCGCATCGGGGCTGGTGAGCTTAATCGATGCAACTGCTCATCAGCCTCGCTAGGCTGGTAAATATAACCACCTTTCACATGCCTCTTTAAGTGGTTAGGGAGGCAGGTGAAAGCATTTAACAATATGAATAGTGGATGGTTTAAAACGCACAGAAAAATAATCGATAGTGTGGTCTTTCAGAGCGATAAATGTCTGAAGATTTGGATATGGTGTTTGGCCAAGACAAATCACTGTGAAAATTTATCGCTGATCGGGAGGCAAAAAGTGAGAGTCAGGAGGGGTCAATTTATTATGGGAAGTCTGACGGCTGAGGAGAAATTAAGGATGGCAAAATCAACGATATGGTATTGGCTCAATTTTCTTGAGAAGGAGGGAATGATTGGAATCAAAAAAACGAATAAATACAGCATTATAACTATAAAGAATTGGGATAAGTATCAGGATGTTGGAAGCAAATCGGAATCAAATCAGGAAACAAACAAGAATCAAATAAGAACAAACAAGAATGAAAAGAATGAAAAGAAATATATTTACAGCGATGACGAAATTAAAATTTTAGGAGAGGGGATTGATCAGGATAATTTTGCAAAGGCTTTAGTTGCTTTGGAAATTGAAAAACTCAAAACCAGTCAGGTTCAAACCATTAAAAAATTAATTGAGAAATATCCAAGCAGGGATTATGAGCTTCAGGCTCTCAAGTGCAGGGAGTGGTGGTTTGGATATCCTCGCAAGGGTTGGAAAAAACCAATATTGGCTTTCGCTAATTGGCTGGGGAATTCAAAGATTGATGAAGAAGTGCTGGCTAAAAAAAGAGATCTTGAATTGAGAAAGAATACACAGATTTATACTAATCAGGCGGTGGTCGATCCTGAAAGAAAAAAGAGCGTGCAGAAATCTATTGATGCACTGAGGGAAAAAATGAGAATTAAGAAATAATCAAATTTATGAAAAGAGCAAGAAAAATATTCAATACCTATTCAGGAAAGCTTCAAAAGTTGAAAGCCTTTGAGCGTCAGTATGGTGCGGTTTTGAAGCGCCACTTCAAACTTCAGGAAATGGAAATGCGAGCAAATTTTAAAGCGCAGGAACAGATCAGCATGCTGATTGAAAAAGGTGATATTGAAGACAAGGCGTTTTTTTATGATAAACATGCAGAGATGCGTATTTATCCGAAGCTCAAAACAGTTTCAATTTTTGATAAGCGGAAATATAAGAAACAACCAAAATGAAAACTCCAAAAAACTGCAAGCTGTACAAATCAGTCGAGAAGATAATTGAAGAAAACAAGGGCAAAAAAGATTCAGTGAAAAACGGAGTCTTTGTTTTGGCTATATATAAAAAAGGCAAAATATCACAGGCAAAGGTTCTGATGAATGGTTTTAAAATTGAAGAGATTGATGTTGTCTTGCGTGAGATATACGGGAAGATTTATGAGATGAGAAATCGTGGCAATGCGAAAATACAAAGAATAAATAAAAAATTAGGGGGATGAAATCATATGAAAATTACAATTGAAAATTGCAAGTGTCCCAGTTGGAACGAATTTAATCGAAGCGTCCACTGGGCAGTCAGGGCAGTCAAGAGGCAGGAATTACAGGATTTTGTGTATGAGGCGATTATAAAACAATTCAAGGGATCATTCAGGCGAATCGCAGTCCAGATCAAAAAGCCTATTCAGGTGAGCATAGAAGCTCACTTTAAAAATAATCACAGGCGAGATCCCGACAATCTTTTTGTTAAGCCAATATTGGATGCACTGGTAAAGTATGGATTATTTTATGACGACAATGGTGATGTCATTGAATCACTTACTCTCAGGGCAAAAAGGAAGATGCCAAGCGATCAAATAATAATTTCAATAAACGAAAAACTATGAAAAACTACCCAATCGGGAAAATAAAAATGTACGAAAAAAATGCAAAGAAGCACCCGGAGAATCAGATTAAAAAGATAGCTGATTCTATTAGTGAGTTTGGTTTCAATCAGCCAATAGTTATTGATCAGAATGACGAGATAATCGTTGGGCATGGCAGATATTTGGCCGCCAAAAAAATGGGACTCAAGGAGGTTCCGATTGTGCGCAAAGAAAATCTGACTGAAGAGCAGGTCAAGGCTTACAGGCTGGCCGATAATAAGCTCAATGAGTCTGATTGGGATATGGATTTGGTGTTTGATGAACTCAAGGGATTGAGCGATGAAATGGTACAGCTTACTGGCTTTGACATGAGTTATTTGGAAGTTGAAGAGGATGATTTTAATGCCGATGAGGAGTATGAAAAAATTATTGAACCAAAAACAAAGGTCGGCGATGTTTATCAGCTTGGAGACCATAGGATTATTTGTGGCGATTCAACTGATGTGACTGTTTATGAAAAACTGATGGGCAATGAAAAGGCGCAACTAATATTTACTGATCCACCGTATAATGTCGACTATCAATCATCAGCTGGCAATTCATATGCTGGCGGAAAATATGGAGATGGCAATAAGATTTTCAACGACAACAAAAGTGATTCCGATTTTATGGAATTTATAAGTGTCATGACTGCAAATTGCTTTCTTTTTTCAGATGAAAAAGCATCGATGTATATGTGGTATGCATCAAAAAATCATGAGTTTTTCAAGAAGGGATTAATTGCTGGAGGATTCAAATATTTGCAGGATGTTATTTGGGTTAAGGATAGATTTGTTTTTTCAATGGGATGCTTGTTTCATCGAGCTTATGAACCTTGCATGATTGGAATCAAGGACAATAAATATCAAAAGAATAAAGAATTTTCAAACATTCAGGATATTTGGGACATCAAAAAAGATGAGCTGGCCGAGATGGTTGATGTTTGGTATGTGAATCGGGATAACACGACAGAATATGTGCATCCTACTCAAAAGCCACTCAGGCTTTGTGAGATAGCACTGCGCAGAAGCACATTCAATGGCGACATTGTTTTGGATGCTTTTGGCGGTAGCGGTAGCACGATGATGGCTTGCGATCAGATGGCCAGAAAAGCCAGACTTATCGAATTGGATCCTAAATATGTTGATGTGATAATAAAACGCTATGAAGACTATACAGGCAAAAAAGCAGAAAAAATTGAACAAAAATAAAGCTGGCAGAAAGTGGTTTGACGGAAAAACAGAGAGTGATGTTGTTGCGAAATTGAAAGTCGTTTGGGGACTGGGTGGATCTGACGCTGAAGCGTGTTATTACGCTGATATAAGCAAATTTTCACTCAGTCGCTATTTGGATGCGTATCCTGATGTTGAGGAATTACGCAACAAATTAAAGGAAAAACCAATTTTGAAAGCGAGGGAGACTGTTGTTAAAAATCTTAGCAATCCCGACATCGCTTTCAGGTATCTTGAGCGAAAGAAAAAGGATGAGTTTGGTGCAAGCGCTGAACTTCCAGATATATTCAAAAACCACATTGAAGCATTCCATAACGAAATGAAAATATATTTTATAGGCAATGTTGGATCAACAAATACCAAAAGAAAAAAGAGAAATATGCTTGAAACTATTGAGTCTATTTAAGATTGATGGAATGAGTGGCGATCAGGCTGTAAGCGAGGGACAACTGATGATTTTTTACAGTATTGTTTTTCGTCCTTATAACCGTTTGCAGATTCTGACTTGTACGCAATATGGCAAAAGCTTGATAGTTGCTTTGGCGTGTATTGTTGTTAGCTGTTTTCAAGATGAAAAGATTGCGATTCTTGCGCCAAAAAATGAAATGGCCAAAATAATCATGCGCTATTATCTTGAGCATATTGGCGACAATGTTTTGTTTTATTCTCAGTTGGAAGCAAAAACAAAACTTGAAAGATTAAGACAAGAAGAAAACAAAGAACGCATTGTTTTGAAGCGTGGCGGAGGAATCTTTGTTGTTTCGGTGCAAGCTGGCAATTCTCGCAAAGGTGTTGAGAGTGCGATGGGCGCTGGCGCTAGGATTGTTATTCTTGATGAGGCAAGTCTTATTCCTGATCAGATTGAAGCGACAACATTTCGTATGATTGCTGGAAAAGGTGCGGATGCTTTTTATTGCAAGATTGGCAACCCGTTTTATTTGAATCATTTTTATAAGACTTGGCACAAGGACAGATATAAAAAGATATTTATTGATTATCAGCAGGCATTGGGCGAGGGAAGATATACGGAGGAGTTTATTGAAGAGGCAAAAGAGAATCCAATGTTTGATATTCTTTATGGTTGCAAGTTTCCAAGTCGGGATGAGATTGATGACAGGGGTTATAGATTTTTGATAAGCGAGCAGGAACTTGAAGAGGCTTTCATTGATGAGCTTCCTGCTGATCTTATGGGGACTAGGCGTTTGGGTGTGGATGTTGGAAGAGGAAGCAATTATTCCGCTTTTGTTATTAGGTACGATAATGTCATGTGGCTTGAAGCTAAGAATCAAAGCTCAAATCTGATGACTCAGGTTGATGAATTGGCAAGGATTAAGGGGGATGAAATATTTATTGATGATGTGGGAGTTGGAGGCGGTGTCACTGATAGGGCAAATGAAATTGGTTATAATGTTACAGGAATTCGTGAAGGTGCGAGTGCGAATAATAGCGATATTTTTGCAAACATAAAAGCGGAGAATTATTTTGAATTTAAGCGCTGGATAAATAAGGGAGGCAAAATTTTAAGGCATCAGGATTGGCGACAACTTTTGGAAGTAAAATATAAAAGAAATTCAAGCGGAAGAACACAGCTTGAGCCAAAAGATGAAATGTTTAAGCGAGGAGTCAAAAGCCCTGATATTGCGGATGCAGGTTCACTGACTTTCAATGAATTACAAGACCCTGGAGTCGACTTTATTTAACAGAAAAACCATATGAAACATCTTGCGCATTGTCCAAAGTGTGGATCAAAAATAATGGAAATCAGGAATATGGGTGCTTTCGATGATTTCACAATAAAGTGCTTTAATTGCAAAGCTGTTTTGTGTGTTTATGATTTGAAATTCAAGGCGCTTGATGAAAAAAATAATGATTATGGTTTTTCTGCTATTGACAAAATGAAAAAAAGCGAATACGATAAAAATACAAAATTAAAAATGATAACAGCTTAATGCCTTACGAGGTATTGGTTGTGGCTTACGAGCCCAAATGATATTTAGTCTTACGAGATTAAATGCCATTTGGGCTTTTTTTATTTATGTTTGAAAAACTTTTCCGAAAAAAAGAATTTACACCCGGAATTTCAGCAATCAAAAACTTCTTTTTTGGCAAGGTTTTGGGCAGGAATAATGATTTTGCTGATAAATATCACAGTTGGGTTTATCGATGTGTCAATCTCATTGCTCAAGAAGTCGGATCAGCAAATCTCAGGCTTTATAAAAAAGTCAGCGGTGATAATGACAAAGAACAAGCCGATCATGAGTTGTTGAAGCTATTTAATAATCCGAATCCTGAAATGACAAGAGCTGATATTTTCGAGCATATTTCGGCTTCGCTGGATATCGATGGTAATGCTTACATTTTCAAGGCAAAAGCTGGAAACAAAACAAAGGAATTGTGGCCACTCAGGGCTGATTGGGTAAAGATTGCGCCGAGCAATGACAAAGAAAGGCTGATTGAAAAGTACATTTATTTCAATGGTGAGATCAATGTTGATCTGATGCCTGAGGAGGTTATTCATATTCGCAATTACAATCCGAAATATTTTGATAGAGTCAGGCCGTTTAAGGGAATCGGGACAGTGCAGGCTTCAATTAGTTTTATTGATGAAGACGAAACAATAAGGGAGTGGAATAAAAAGTTTTTTGAAAACGGGGCATTTGTTGGAGGTGTGCTTGAATTTGACGGCAAACTGAATGAACAGCAAAAGCGCAGGATTGAGTCTAATTGGAGAAAACAACAAGAAGGAATCGAGAATGCAAACAAAACGCCGATATTGCATGGCGGTCTGAAATATAACAAGACGCAATTCAATCAGAGAGAGTTGGCATTTATTGATCAGCGCAAGTTGGATCGAGACGATATTTTTCTGATGTTTGGAATTCCGAAAGGTTTGATGATGAGCGAAGATGTGAATCTTGCCAATGCAAAAATGGCGCTTTGGTCTTTTACAAGATTTACAATCAAGCCTCGGCTCAAAAAGATTCAAGATGCGCTTAATGCATCTTTGGTTTCAGAATATGGGTTGGAATACTATTTGGAATTTGACAATCCAGTGCCTGACGATAGGGCTGAAATTGTCAGTGAATATGCGCAGGGCTGGAACAAGTGGCTCACGACAAATGATATCCGAAGAGAGGAAGGATTGCCCGAGCTTGATGGAGGAGATGAGATGAGAGCTTCAGTCAGTCCGATACCGCAACAGCTGAGTGTTAAAAAAAAACTTCAAAATCAGGATGAACGGATTGTGCGTGGAGAGAAGGCGTGGGAGGTGATGATAAAAATGCAGTCGCCATTTGAAGAAAAATATAAAAATGAAATCCGCAAATACTTTCATGGATTAAGAGAGAGGACATTAAAAAAAATAAGCGAGAAGTCATTTAAAGAAAAGGGAATCATTGAAAAGGATAAAGAGGTCGGAATGATAGTTGATCTGTTGACTCCAATGCAGAGGGAACTGCTGGAAAAATCAGGAAAGCTCGCATTGCTAAGGCTTGGGCTGGAAAATAATTTTGATTTTACTCCCGATATAAGCAACGGCTTGGACAAATACGATCTGACGCTGGCCGAAAGCATAGCTAAAACTACAGAAGAAGAATTGAGCAAAATTATAAATGAGGCAGGAGATGAGGGGCTGGGTATGAATGCAATAACTGAAAAGGTGAATGAATATTTTAATTTCGCAGACGAAGTCAGAGCTGAAAGGATAGCAAGAACTGAAACGATCAGAACAAGCAACGCAGGAATGGAGAGTGCATGGAATCAGTCGGGTATTGTTTCGGGCAAGGAGTGGTATACGGCGCAGGATGAAAGGACATGCGAGTTATGTTCCGAAATGGATGGTCAGACTACGGAATTAAACGAAGCATATTTTTATGAAGGGGATGAATTCATGGGGATGGCGATTGATTTTAGGGATATTGGAGAGCCACCGCTTCATGCAAATTGCAGATGTGTGTTACTTCCGATTTTAAAGTAAATAAAATAATTTTTTCAAAACTATGCTAAAAAAATTCAGCGAAAAAATAAAGAGCGAAGTGATGAAAGCTCTTGAAGAAAGAAAAGAGTTTTTGGCCAACATCAAAGAGGCTGGCGATTCTGGCAAGTTTGAAGTTATTGCTTCAAGCGAAAGCGTGGATCGGCAGGGCGAGATTGTGGTTCAGGAGGGTATCGACATCAAGAATTACATGCAGAATCCCGTCATCCTGTTTGGCCACGATTACTGGTCTTTGCCGATAGGCAAGGCTACTGAAATCGTGCGTCAGGCTGGCAAAACCGTGGTTAGGGGCGTTTTTGCGAGCGCCGAGGCCAATCCATTGGCACAGCAGGTCAGGAAGCTGTACGAGGAGGGTATTTTGAAGGCTGTTTCAATTGGCTTTATACCCATGGAATATAACGGAAATCAGATCACAAAGAGTGAATTATTGGAGTTGTCTTTTGTGCCAGTTCCGGCGAATCCCGAGGCGCTTTCAGTTCTGAATTTGGTAAAAGAGCGAGGACTTGAAAAAGAATATGCGTTTGTGTTGAAGTCTATGCAAAAATCGGGAATCAAACTGAGTGAACCGCTTGAAGAATTTATTTCAGAGAAAAAAGAAGAGGAGATTATTGAAAAGCATATGCTGGCGATTAAGGAGAGTCAGGACAGATTGAAAGAAGCGATGAGGGAGGGTTTCAAACTGATAGTGAATGAGATTAAGAGTATACAGGAAAATCTAACTGAGAAGTTGGTCGAGCTTCAAGGATTAGTCGTCAAAGATGACCAAGTTGACGATATAAAATCTGCGAGAATAACTGAGGTCTTGGATGATGTTCAGAAAAAAACGCAGTTGATTGATACGATCGTGAATCAAGTCAATCAGAAATTAAAAACTATAAAATAAATTTATGTTGGAACAAAAAGATTTAGAACAAGTGGGAGAGGTGTTTGCTCAAGCACTTGAAAAGACTATGCCAGCGATTTTGGAAAAGACTGGCGAAGTAATGGAGAAAAAATTTGAAGAGAAAGGCTATAACAAAATTGAAAAAAAGATTTTCGGTTTTGCCAAAGAAGTCGAGGGTCTTGAGGGCAAGGAAAAAATTGCTCGCTTTGTCAAAGCTGTTTTCAATCGTGATAAAGAAACAGCCCGAGCAATCAGTGGCAAAGCAATGACTGAAGGCACCGACAGCCAAGGTGGTTATTTGGTTCCTGAGGAATTCAGAGCGGAAGTTGTAAGGCTTGCCGAGTCTTTTGGAATCGTGCGCAATCAATGTCGTGTTATTCCAATGAAAAGAGACACGCTTAATCTGCCAAAAATAACTACCTCAGTTTCGGTTTACTGGCCTGGGGAAACTAATGCTGGAACTGTAAGTGCGCCAGTGTTGGGACAGGTTCAATTGCTTGCCAAAACTCTTGTTGGTTTGACTCCGCTTTCAAATGAGTTATTGGAGGATGCTGATGTCGACACAGTGAGCTTGCTTGCTGAATTGTTTGCCGAGGCAATTGCAGGAGAGGAAGATGGTCAGGGGCTTGTCGGTAACGGATCGCCTTTCACGGGTATTCTTAATGATTCGGATATCAATATTGTGACGATGGATTCAGGAGAGATTAATTTCACCGATATCACTGTTGATTATCTGAGGGATGTCATTTCGAAGGTCAAGCCGTTGGCGCTTAGTGGTGCTGGATTTTATATGCATCGTGGTGTTTGGAATATTGTGCAGAAGCTGACAGAAAACGGACAGCACATTTCGACTTTCTCAAACCCGATCATTACTGGCGATGCTTCAAAAGGCACGGGGATTGTGGGTTATGTGTGGGGATATCCAGTGTATTTGCCTGAAAAAATGGACAGCATATCAGGTGCTGGCAAGAAGTTTATTCTGTTTGGAAATCTGCAGTTTGCATATTTGGGCGACAGAAAACAGATGACGATGGCTGTTTCGGAAGAGGCAACAATTGGAACTACCAATTTGTTTGAAAGCAATATGTCAGCGGTGAGAATCACTGAGCGTATTGGTTTCAAAGTTGCGCTTGGTCAGGCATTTGCTTGTCTGAAAACTGCAGCCGCCTAATAATCAGCAGGATTAATCAATTAATTGCAAAGTTATGCCGAAATATAAAGTCAAAGCAAACATCTCGGTTGGCTACAAAGATTTTTCTGCTGGCGAGGAATATGAGCTGAGCAAGGATGAAGTCAAAGCCATTGGAGATGAATATCTTGAGCCAATTGAAGAGGAAAAAAAGACCAAAAAAGAAAAGGAAAAAGAAAAGGAAAAAGAAAGCGATAAATAGCTTTAGTCGCCCGATAGCGAGTTGCATTGCTGTCGGGCGGAATAAGAAATTTATTTATGTTGATAGAAACATCAAAAGTAAAAAGTTATTTAGGGATCGAAGATGATTTTTATAATGATCTGCTTGATGGTTTGTGCGCTGGAGTCAGTCAATTCATTGTCACATATTGTGATAGAGATATTCTCACGATTCCATCTCCGACCGAGCCTGATACTGAGCAGGAATATTTTGAGGAGTATTTTGATAGCGATGATGATCAAGAATTGATGCTGAGGAATTATCCAGTCAGGACACTTTTGAAGATTGAATACAATTCCAAAACGCAGGACGATCCGCTATGGGTTGAGTTGGAACCGAGCAGATATGTGGTTTATCGGGATAGCAGTATCGTGCATCTCTACGGGAAGTTTCCAATTAGCTTAAGACAAAACATAAAGGTTACATATAACGGCGGTTTTGATGAAGCGCCAGCAGATATTGAGCTGGTTGCGAGGGAGTTAGTTGCCAAGGTTTTTGATAAAAGAAAGGCTCAGGGAAAATCATCGGAAAATTTAGGCGGTGCAGGTATTGATTGGACAAATGAGCTGACAAAGGAACAGAAGATTATTTTAAACAGCTATGCGCATTTTGCCATATGAAAAGTTTTCAAACATTGAAATACACAACAAAGAGATTAATGCAGAATGGGAATAAGTCGGACTATATTGCTACGAGTGTTGGCGGTTCGGGGCATTTGAGACAGCTTGATGATCGCACGGCCAGTCTGAATAACATTCAATACGGAGAAGGTTTTAAATTCACTATTGATTTAAGTCAGGATGTTGCGGTGACCGACAAGGTGCTGATTGGATCTGATGAGTTTGAAGTCAGGGGTGTGAAGCAGGAAAATACAGGCTCTTTTTCATTCAAAGAATTATTACTGGTTAAAAGCAAAGCGTAATGTGGGAAATCAAAATCAACAATTTGGACAAGATTCGCAAATTGATCATGGAATATCCAACGCAAAGCGCCATGAATTTCAATGATGCCATAGCAAAGACGCTGATTGCAGTTCAGAGATATGCGATTATGGGTGCCCCAGTTGATACGGGCAGGCTGAGGTCAAATTGGCGCTTATCAGTTCAGATGCTGAGGGGCGAGCTGGTAAATACCACTGATTATGCCATTTTCGTGGCGAAAGGCACAAAGCCTCATTGGCCACCGATCAAGGCCATTGAAAAATGGGCAAACAGAAAAGGAATTCCACCGTTTTTGGTGGCAAGGTCGATAGCTAGAAAGGGAACAAAGGCGAATCCATTTTTCGATAATGCGGTTTCGGCAGGTCAGGTGATTGCGGATGATGAGTTTCAAAAGGCGCTAGATAAAACAATAAAAGAATTGATTAAATGATATGGGCTTGGCAAATATACGATCAAAAATCAAAGAAAAACTGGAAGCAAGAAAAGGAGAGGGACAGCCTTTGGTTGATGTGTTTGATTATCATAAGACTGGATTTAGTGGATATCCGTCAGCGACATTCGAGCCTAGCGAGGTGCAAAGTGATTATGAAACGAACACGCAGAATTTTCGCAAGCATATTTTCCGCATCGTTATTCATCAGGAAATTGAAAAGGTGGGGCGAAGTAAGGCGATTGATATTTTGTGCGATGTGCTTGATGGACTGATGGATGATTTTGATAGAGACGATACTTTGGGAGGAACGGCGGACATGAGCAAGGCGGTACCGCTCATGTGGGGAATCTATGAAGAAGGCGCAGGGTTGGTGATGTATGCGGAGATGAAATTGGAAGCTGACAAAAGTGTCGATATAACAAATTAATTTTAATCAAGCGTATGCAAAAAGAATCAAAAAATAAAATGGTCGGTGGTGAAAAAGATTCAATCGTGAAAAAGGACAAATTCTTTTACCCGGATTATCAGGTAACCATTGAGGCCAAGTCAAAAGAAGAGGCGGACAAAATTCTTGAGGAAAAGTTTAAGACTAAATAATTAATTTAATAAAAAATATATGTTTGGAGGACGAAAATATCAAGTCGGAATCGGCAAGGAATCAAGCAGGGGCATTGCTGTTGCGCCTTCCTTTTGGTTACCGAAGGAAGATGTGACCGTAGACAATAAAAAGCAATATGTGAATAATGATTCATCGCTTGGGGTTATTCATGATTCCAATGATGCGAGGATTGTCAAAGAATGGTCGGAAGGGGAAATCATGGGAAAGGTTAGGGATAAATCTTTCGGGCTTTTGTTGTTTGGCTCTTTCGGAAGTGTAAGCTCGGCATTGCATGATACAGAGACGCTGGTTTATGATCACACTTTTTCTGTTGCCAATACGAATGCTCATCAGTCATTGACGCTGGAAGTGAAGAATGAGCTTGAGCATTTGAAGTATGCCCTCGGAGTAGTTTCATCTTTGAAGATCACGGCCGTTGTTGGAAAATTCGTTGAATTTGCCTGCGCTTTCAAGGCAAAAAAGGGTTCAGCTTCAGCCAATGCGGTTGTCTATACTTCCGAGAATGAATTTATAAGCAAGCATGCAACTCTGAAACTGGCATCAGATCTTGCTGGGCTTGATTTGGCATCGGCGGTCAATATTAAAAGTTTTGAGATTTCAATAAACAAGAACATTGAAGAGCATGATGCTTTGGGATCAACAGAGCCAGTCGATTATGCCAACAAGGAATTTTCAGTTGATGGAAATATTGAGGCGGTTTTTGAAGATACAGAAACTTTCAAAAGCGTGTTTGAAAGCGGAACCTTGAAAGCCACGAGAATCGATATCAAGAGTGATGCTGTTATCGGTTCGGCTTCAAATCCTGAGCTTAAGATTGATCTTGCATCTGTTTCGCTTCAGGACTGGTCAAGAAAAAGTGGCAACAATGACATTGTTACTCAAACGATAAAATTCAAGGCTCACTACAGCTTAGCTGATGCGAAGATGATTGAAGCGGTGCTGACTAATCTGCAGGAAAATTACTAATAATTTAATTTGAAAAAAATGAACAGAGAAACAAAAGAACTTATTACTTTGATTGATGGCCACAGTGTGGTTGTGAAGGCATGGCTTACTGAAAGAGAAAATCGGCCTATTCAGAAATTTTGGGCGAGTCAGACAAAAATATCTTCCGATGTAAGCCCGGAGAATATAAAAGATGAGGATGTTAAAATCGACATCACAAATACCCCGATTGCAATTTTGGAATACTACGATGTTTTGACTGAGGCTTATGTTTATTCTTTGGATGGGGACACTAACAATGTTGCAGAGAGACTGAAGGATTTGAGAAAAGAGGAATTTAGGGATGTGGTGGACTTCATTAATCATGGTATCAAGCTCGAAAAAAAAACTGTGAGCGAGACGCCGATGATTACTGGCGACTCATCAGCACAGGAGAATCAGAGTTAAGCGATGAATTGGCGATCTCATATTTTTGCAGGGCTATGGGCTGGACTTATGAAGAATATATGAGTCAGCCCGCTTGGTTTATAGAGAAAATTAAAATGATGAAGGAACTAGATGGAGAACATAAAGAATTGCAAGATAAGCATTCAAAATAATGGCAAATCAAACTGAATTACAACTTATCATCACTGCGCAAAACAAAGCGATGGGAGAGCTGGCGAAGCTCAACAAGGATGTGCAGGGCTTGTCGCAAAGTTCAGATAAAAGCAACAAATCATTTAGTGGTTTGTTGCCTAATTTGGCGATGCTTGGCGGTGCGTATGCTTTTGTTAAAAAAGGAATAATCGACAGCGTGAAAGCTTTTGATCAAAGCGAAAAGGTCATGGCTGAAATGAATGCTGTTTTGAAATCGACAGGGGCTGTTTCGGGCATGACTTCGGAGTCGATGACGAAATTGGCAGGTGATCTGCAGAATGTCACCACTTTTGATGATGAAGCTATTTTGCACACTGAAAACCTTATTTTGACTTTCAATCAGATGGGCAAAGATGTTATTCCGCAGGTTACGGAGAGTATTTTGGATTTGGCGCAAATGATGGGCGGTGACTTGCAGGGCGCAACTATGCAGGTTGCAAAAGCTATGCAAGACCCGGAGCGAGGTTTGATGATGCTCAGAAAATCGGGAGTCAGTTTCACTGATGAACAAGTCAAGATGATTAAGAGTTTATATGAAACGGGCAAAGCAATGGAAGGTCAGAAGATGATTCTTCAGGAACTCCAAAAAGAATTTGGCGGTCAGGCCAGAGCAGCCCTTGAAACTTTTGGTGGCAGGATGAAGTGGTTGCAAAATCAGATTTCCGATGCGCAGGAGGGAATCGGAAAATCAATTGTTAATTCTATAACTGTCGCATTGAGTGGTGCAGATTTGTCGGCTGAAAAAGCAAAAGAGACACTGGCTAAATTCAGGGACTTTTTGATGAAGTGGATTCCTGCATTTGTGGTGGGGCTTAAGTGGTTCGGGCAGATGGTCATCAATGTGGGGAAAGTCGTTTATGACCTCATGTACAGCATAGTCAGCACAGTGGTCGCTTTTGGCGCAGATATTGTTCGCAATATTCAGAACCTCGGAAAGAATTTTGAGATATTTTTCGGTGCGATAAACAAGGCTATCCATGGGGATTTTGAGGGAGCTTGGAACGACATGGTATCCATGACAAAAGACGGAGTTGCGGTGACTAGCGCAACGATCAAGGAAAATATGCAGACAATGAAAAATGATGTCGGCGCATTTTCTAAAGACACAAACAGTGCGGTTTATTCAATGAATAAGGCTTGGCAGTTGAACGGGGAAAATGTGAAATCAGTCGGAAGCGGAATTGCGCAGACGCAGGAGTATGTAGGAAAGTCAGCGCAAGAAATGGCCAGTAAGGTCAAAGAGGCAACGAAAAAAATCAAGGATATGAAGAGTCAATTTTCCGATGCGGTTAAGGCTGTAAAAAATGACATGAAAAGCCTGACTGCTGAATTCAACAAGAACGAACTTGAAAAGCAAAAAGAATTAGGAACTGAAATTGCAAAGGCGATCATTGAAAAGCAAAAAGAAAAAGCGGATCTTGAAAAACAGCTCAATGAAGAAACAGATGAAAACAACAGGAGCGCATTGCAGACAAAAATAAGCGATATTCAGGCATTTTTGGATAAGCACTTGGGTGATCAGAAAACATATCAGGCGCAAATCATCGAAGAACAGCGCAAAGCATCGCTTGATTCGATTGAGTTACTCAAAGAGCAATATGCGGAGGAAAAAGCTCAGCGGTTGGCTGAATATAAGGCGAAGATGTCGGAACTCAAGGATCATCTTGATGATGTAAAAAAGGAATATAAAAAGAAATTGAAAGAGTTGAAGGAAGAATTGAAAAAGGAAGGCTTGGATACTATAAAGCTCAAGGCAACTATAAGTATTGATAGTGAGAATAATAAAAATTCAAAAAGTCAGCGTGCAGTCGGAGGTTCTGTTATGGCTGGTCAAGAATATTTGGTCGGAGAACATGGAGCGGAAATTTTCAGACCAACTCAAAGCGGATCAATTGAAAAAAGTGGAGGGCTTTCAAATGCTATTTTAAACACTTTCAATTTTAATTTTTCAGGTGCAATGATTGGCGACAAAGGTGCGCTTATCAAGGAGATTCAACGGGTTATTGCAAGGGAGCAGGAATTAAACAAATTAGGCATCAGATAAAAATATGAATATCGCTTTCGATAATGTCAGCTTGAATAATAATCCATACCAATTTACGGAATTGGATCATGAAAAAAGCGCACCTCGTGAAACTTTTATGTATGATCTTGCCCGAGAGCGTGGTGGAGTTATTGTTGGTGATAATTATAAACCGAAGGAAGTTGTCATTACTGGCAGGATTGTCGGAGACGATAAAAATGCGCTTGAGTCAAACATTGATTCATTCAAGGAATTGATGGCCAGATTCAACAAAAATCTTGACCTTGATTATGCAAGTGGAACGAGGCGGTATGTCGCAACTCCGATTGAAGTCGATATTGATCGGAAATATTTTCATTTATCATTCGTTCCTTTTAGAGTCACTTTTCTTGTGCCGAGCGGAGTCGGCGAGGATATAACTCAAACGGCATCCATTCAAAATGGGATTACTGTCAGCCCTCATGATGGATCAATCAATATCGGTGGCAGTGCTTATCCTATGCCGAAGGTTGAGGTGATAATCGCATCTATAACGGCTGGAATAGATATCAGCTTTCAATGCAATGGAGACAAAATCACACTTACAAATTCCTTGGTTGCCAATGATGTCGTCGTGTTTGATGTTCAAAATAAAAAGGTGACTCTTAACGGAGCAGAGAAAGATTACACTGGTGTGTTTCCAAAATTTAATGTTGGTCTGAACAATTACATAATTACAATAAATTCTTCAGCAAGAAATTTCAATGTTGAGGTCAATTATTTTAAAAAGTGGCTTTAGGATATGACAAAAAGATTCATTTATAAAATTTACGATAAAAGCGGAAACTATTTGCTGACATGGAATGATGTTATTAGCGATGCTCAGTTTAATTCTACGATTAATCTCGGGTTTTCTGAATTGAAGGTGCGATTGGCGAGAGAGGTGGATAGTTATGGCGAAGGAGTTGATATCAAATACGGCAATTGGGTCAAGCTATATGTTTTCGATGGTGAAAGCGGACAGAATGGAGTTTGCATTTATTCGGGATTCATAGATTCATACGAGCCTATTGTTGATGGCAGGCAGGAAACAATTGAGGTCACGATTGTCAGTTGGTGGTGGGAGTTGAATCGCTATTTGCTTGAAGGCACAGGAGCTGGAATTGATAGTCTGATTTATGGGAACGGATTTTCAAATGGGCTGATGCCTATAATGACGGGCTACACTTCAGGCACAATCACCGTTTCCGCTTCAACAGAATTGTCGGCTTATAATGCATGGAAAGTTTTTGATGCGAGTCTGACGCATGATCCCAATGGGGTAAATAATCATATGTGGGCGACTGCGAGTGGGAGTGTTACGGGCTGGCTGAAAGTTGATTTTGGATCTGGCAATTCAAAGCAGATTCAGCGTTACACTTTGGTTGGATTGGCAAATGACAGAACGCAGTGGAAAAACCAATGCCTGAAGTCATGGACTTTTGAGGGGTCAAATGACAATGCAAACTGGACAGTTTTGGACACAAGATTGAATGAGCCAGATTGGGGAGAAGCGGAGAAGCGTGTTTATGATTTTGAAAATTATACCGCTTATCGCTATTATCGCCTGAATATATCGGATAATTTTGGATCAACTTTAATGGTGCTTGCTGAAATGGACATGATGGAGGGAATTGCATTTTCAAGAGATGGGGCTACGCAGTTAAAATATCGACTTCAGGATCCAAGTGCAATTTTGAAGGACATTTTGGATAAATTCACAGGTCAGGGAGGCAAGCTTGATTATTCAACGGGAACAGTGGATCTGACTGGCACAAGCGTTCAGTATCAGTTTAATACCGCAACTTTTCAGGAGGTTGTGCAGAAGATCGTTGATCTTTGTCCGCAGGATTGGTATATGCGAGTCGGCGCTGATGATTTGATATATCTCAAGCCGAAAGCAGGCACTGCTATGCATAAATTCACAATCGGCAAGAATGTGACTTACTACAAACAAGAAAAAAGATTGGAGAATATAGTCAATTACATTTATTTCACTGGTGCTAATTTTTACAAAAAATTTATCAATAGTGGATCGGTTTCGGCTTATGGCAGATATGTGCAAAAAATTATTGATGACAAGGTTCCCGATGTCGGTACTGCGACAACAGTAGCCAATAATATTTTGAATAAATTAAGCTCGCCGGAGATTCGGGTGACGCTGAAAGTTTTGGACAGCAATAATGCCGTCAATGAATCGGGATATGACATTGAATCTATCAAGGTCGGGGATACTTGCAAAATATTCAATGCGACAAAGAAAGGCTACAACATGTGGGATGAGGTCAGTTGGGATATTGATGCATGGGATTACGATATTACGAATGAAACGGCCACACTTTTGCAGATTCAAAAGATTGATTATTTTCCCGATTATGTGTTGCTTGAAATTTCAAATCGTCAGCCTGACTTGGCGCAGAGAATTGAGCAGATAAATAAAAGATTGGTTGAAAGTTTAACCACGGATAATCCAGTAATGCCACAATAATATGCTAGGTAAATGTTCAAACTGCAAAACACAAATAATGGATCTTGAGCTTCGTGGACAGAAAAGACTTCTGACTAATTATCGTGATCACATTGTTGAATTGAGCAACGGAACGCTGATGAGGGTTGGAGTATGTGTTAACTGCAAAGCTTTGCTGGTTGCTGGATTGAAAGTGAAGGAAACAGCGGACAATATATTGAAAAATCATAAGGCTTATTGGGATGGTGATCAATATGCTCCAAAGGGCTATAAAAGCCTAATTATCATTGATCCAAACAGTACAGAAAATAAATACATGCAAAAAAGAGCGAATAGGATTTTAGAGCAAAAAGAAAAACTAGATCTGTAAAAACAGAAATTCAAAGAGGTAATCATTAAAAAATAAAAAGATGGCTTGGGCTAGTATAACTTATACATTTTCACCTTCGACGCTCATTAAATCGAGCGAGGTGAATCAGAATTTTTTAGACTGCATAGCAAATGCGGACAAGGGAATGCCTAGCGGAGGGATTATTCTTTGGAGCGGTGAAATTGCAAATATTCCTACAGGCTGGTTTTTGTGTGATGGAAATAATGGAACGCCTAATCTTGTTGGCAAATTCATACAGGGTGCTGGTTCAGGATATGCGGTTGGTTCTACTGGTGGTTTGGCTTCAGTTAATTTACAACACAGGCATTACGATGATCACACGCATAATTTCAATCATGATCACTATGTGACGAGAGTAAATAACGGATCGTGGGAATCTGAAAACGGACATGGCTTGGATCCTGGAGGAGATTATTCAGGTATCACTTTCAATACGCCAACGCTCACGACAAACAGCAAGAATTCACAGGGATATGGGGCTTACACGGATTATCAGTTGAGTGCATCGCAGGAATGGAGGCCACCTTTTTATACGCTGGCATACATTATGAAAAGCTAATTTTTAATTTAAGAAAGATGAAAATAAAATCAATCACAATTTATCGGCCAGATGGAAAAGCCTATTTGGAAGTCGGAAGGAGATTGTTAAATGAGGAGGGCAAAGAGACAGATGTTATGGTTGTCAGCATTGGGCTGTTATTTGGAAAGATAAAAATTAATTTTTCAAACGGAGAGAAGGTTGTGTATGGAAAGTTTCCTTATATAGCAACGAGATTATAAAAACATGGGAGTACCAAACCAATTTATAGCAAAAACAGTCATTGAAAGCGCAAAGGTGAATCAAAATTTTGCCGTTGCTTGCTTTAGTGGTGAGGTCAGAATGTATGGGGGTGGTGTTGCGCCGAACGGTTGGTTGCTTTGTAACGGAGCTGAAGTTTCAAGAACAACATACGCAGATCTGTTTGCTGTAATTGGAACCAACTACGGATCAGGAAATGGATCAACGACATTTAACTTGCCAAACTTCAAAGGGCGCAGTGGTTTTGGTTACGACGCTTCGCAGTCTGAATTTAATGCGCTGGGAAAAACTGGCGGAGCTAAAACTGTTGACCTATCGCATTCTCATGCAAATCAAGATCACAGACACTATGGGTATGCAAATGGAGGAGATTTGCGAGCAGCCATCGGCGCAAAAACTGGCGTTGCTGGTTCTATAAATTATCAGGCAGTAAGTCCAGTTAATCCAGTAACGGGAGCAGGAACAGGAAACGGGACTTATTCGGTTAACGCTGGGTACTCAACAAACAATGGATATTCTCATTACACGCCAGTTTACGGGTATACATCATTCCCAGGCGAGTGGTCAGCGCCAGAAGTGAAACTATCAGCGACACAAGGGATTATGAATCCGTATTTAGTGGTTAATTTCATAATAAAAACATAAAAGTTTATATGGAAATGAAGGAATACATATTGATTGCATTATCGGTGGGACAGTTGCTTATTATGGCAATTGGATTTTATCGCATGTTTAGGGATCCTGATGAAAAAGCAGAAAAGGATATTTCAAATTTGAAGGAAGGTTGCCTTTTGAAGCATGAAAGAATTGATGAGGTTATTGCTGAAATGCGAGACAAATTCAAAAGTATTGATAATTCCATTTTGATTCTCAAAGAAAACGACATCAAGCATATTGAGCAGGAAATGAGAAGGATCAGTGATGTGCAGACGAGGATTTTGACAATTTTGGAGTATGAGGAAAAAAAGAAAAGCTAATAAATTAATCAATAAAAAAAATGATGCAAATTCTATCACAGCTTGATTCTCGCTGGGGGTCAAAGAGAATCGGTCAAACCGATGTATTGGTCAAAGACAAGGGATGCACAATCACATGTATTTCGATGGCATCTGATTATTTCAAATGTTTTCAGAACCCTGGTTGGATGGCTAAGTATTTAAAATTTACAACCAATAGTTCTCCATTGGGAAGTGCAAAAATAATTTGGCAATCAATCGGAAAAGTTTTGTGTTTCAGGTTTGAATTTCGATACTACACTTACAATGAAAAGGCTTGCATTGAAGCTCTGAAAAATCCGAGAAAGGTTTGCTTACTGGAAATCAAAAAGAGTCATTGGGTTTTGGCGCTTAATAAAATACCCGGAGGTTATTGGGTGGCTGATCCATGGGGAGGAAAAAAGAAAATCATGCTGGTTTCAAGCGTCAGCGGTTCCGCAGTACTAATCAAATAATTTTAATAATATGTTACAAGGCTACAAAACATGGATCGGGATAATTCTTACCTTGCTTGGATTCACTGGCGTGTATAAATATGTCACGCAGGATCAAGTTGCCCAGTTGCTTGATTTGGCTTCTCAAATCATCGGGCTGGGGCTTGTCATTTATGGCAATTATGACGCTCATAAAAGATTGAAAGAGTTGGAATAATCTGCTAATCTATTTTGAGGCAAAAAAGCCCCTTTTCTGGGCTTTTTTTGCTAAAAAGATACCCACAGTTTGCGATTTGACAATACTCGCCGAGTATCCTAAATTATCACCCAACAAAGTTAATAATTTAATAGCCCATTGTCCCGAAAGGGTCTTTGCCACAGGCAAATGATGCAACCAATGGGGGTCTATGCTATAATGTGGGTGTTTCAATTTTTTCGAAAGTTGGAACATTCACTACGCTTTATTCGTAAGGCGTATTTAGAGACCCACCGTTGAGTTGCATCACGGTGGGTTTCAATTTTATGAGGCTAGGAGACACCTACGAGAACTATGTCAATTACATGGCATTAAAAGGTATGTCTGAAAAGACAATACACGAGCACAAGAGATTTCTGTATGGATCGCTATCACATTCCATACAAGACAAGGAACTCGATGATTTGAGAATAACTGATATGGCCTATGTGCTTGAGGCTGGATCAAAACATGGAAAGACTGGCGCCCAAAGATCAATATGTGTTTACCGCAGACTGCTTAAATTTTTGAAAGAATCAGGATATAAATTGCCATTTGATTGGCGTGATTTGGAAGTTCCAAAACTTCCGCATAAGCCAGTTGAATATTTGACCGTTGAAGAATTGGAAAAAATAAGACAAACACTGGATTCAAATTATTTGCCAGATCTTCGCACTCGAGCGCTTATTGAAGTTCTGCTTGATACTGGCATGCGAATATCGGAGGCATGCTCTTTGGATATTAATGATGTTGATTGGGAAAAGAAAGAGGTGCGAGTGGTCAATGCCAAAAGCAAGGATACTGAAATGGTCTATTTCACGGATCGGAGTCTTTTTTGGCTAAAAAAATACATGGAAAAGAGGAAAGATGGGTTACCCCATCTTTTTGTTTCGGGGCGTGGCCGTCTGCTGACCGTAACTTCAAGAAATTATATGCGGACCCATTTGGACAATATAGGGATTAAAAAGCATGTTAAGCATCATATTTTCAGGAAAACTTTTGCTACTTGGCTGATTCAGGGAGGCGTGAACATCAAAGAAGTGCAGACGCTTTGCCGTCACAGAAGCGAAAGAACGACCCTTCGAGCTTATGTCGGGGTCAATATTGAGCAGGCCAAATTAAGTCATCAGACTGTGTTTGGAAGCGTTGCTTAATCGGGACTTGCCATTAATTTTTTACTACGCTAACATCGCCAACAATATGGAAAACATCACAAAAGAACAATTTGAGGCATTTGAAAAAGTCAGACTTTCGGGCAAGACCAACATGTTTGATTTTCGTATGGTTGCCATACTGGGAAAAATAAGCCAGAAAACAGTCAAAAAAATAATCACAAACTATCTAAGGTTAAAATTTAAATTTAAAGGAAATGAAGAAGAGAAATCTGCGAGATGATATTCGCAATGGCACAAGTTTACTTGAAATAGTTGATGAGAACATTGATGTGCATGCTGAAATATATGCTAATAACTTTTATGCTGGCAAGGATCGCACCAAAATTGAAATCATCAAAATCGTTATGGAGGATTTAAATATTCAATTAAAAAATATGATTTTAGCAAAATTTAAGGTAAAACCTGCAACTCTCAAGGCAACTTATGGATCAAGCAGGATTGGCACTATTCACGCAAGTTTCGAGGAGCTTAAGAATCTTTTTGGTGAGCCACACGATCGCACCCAAGAGGGAAAATGGCAGTCGACCGACAACAAGGTTAGGGCTGAATGGGCATTTTTAATTAAAGGTAAGGCGGATATGCTGTTTACGATTTATGACTATAAAAGTCATCATCCGCTTGATCAAATTAAGCAGTGGAGTTTGGGTGGCAAAAATGACAAAGTTAAGGATTCATTGTCCTTATTGCTTTTGGTCGAATAG